GCCTCTCGAACAGAGGAATGGTCAACTCATGGGTAGCACACTAAGCTTTCCGATACTTTGTATCGTCAATCTCGTATGTTATTGGATGGCGCTTGAAAAAGCGGCTTTATGTGAGGATTTAAGAGTGAAAGACTTACCTGTAATGGTTAATGGTGATGATATCCTCTTCGCTACTAACGATTTAGTCCATGCCTGTTGGTTGGACACTATTCGTAACGCTGGGTTTGAACTCAGTGTGGGAAAGAATTATCGTCATAAACGATTTTTCACTGCTAACAGTACTCTTTATGATACTGTAGGTGGGCGGATTAGTGAAATACCATATTTTAACGTGGGCCTGTTAACAGGACAAAGTAAATTAGGACAATCAAAAATGGGAGGCCTTAGCTCCCTTAGAGACATTTATAATAAAGTGATGGAAGGAGCGAATAATCGATTGAGAGCTCATAATCGGTTTATCTATTATAATCGCTCAAAATTACCTGATTCCAGCACCAATTGGTTTATTTCCAACCGATTGGGGGGTCTCGGTTTCCACTTGTATCCGGAAGTCGAACCTTACGTTCATATAAACCATTACCACAGATGTGTGGTAAGTGCCGTTAAGCGTAGTACAGGGGATGGAAATTGTCCCGCCTTCGGATACTCTACTCGAAGGGAAACAGGTAATATATCAATCTTAAAAGAACATGTGGTTTCCAAGTTAAAATGGAGACGTGAATTCCATGTGCCTCGTGAAGGGGAGAAGAAAATTGAACAAGATGTTGAAATGCTGGTTAATACCGGTATGCTCTCGGAAGAGAGTTCCAAATTTGTTCCTTTTCCCCGTAAATTAGTCGACATAGGTCGACCTTCTAAACTTAAAGAATTATTTAATATAGATTATTCTTTATGGAATGTGAGGGATCTTAAAGAGGTGCAGCTGGCGAATAAGTTAAATCGACTAGGTCGAGCCGATCGTATGGATACGATCGGTCTTTTAGCAGCGGAAGAGCAACAACGTCTTAGTGGCATGGATAACGATCCATCATATGTTCTTTGGTTGAGAGGATTGATTCAAAATTAAATTTTAGATACATTTAATATAGGACTTATTATCGTTAATAACACATAACGACAGATAGGCAACGTAGGAAATTAACGTTGTGGGGAATAAACCACCCCAGGAGGAACTCTTGTAGACAACTATAATGAGGAAAAGGTATATTATAGAAATTTGTTACCAGTCGTAATAGACTCGTAAGAGAACACTTGATCGCACTCGTTGGCAGAAATTATATGGCGTGATGAATCTTAATGAACTTAAGAGGATTCTAATCCAGACAATTCCAACTGAGTGACCGTGAAGTGTCTCGGACTCAGGCTTAGAGACCCTGATATCCGAGAGCGTAAAAGCTTTCGACATTTCTATGAAATCCTTAGTAAGGCATTATAGTATCGAAAAGAGCTTCCTCT